TATCAGTTGCATTTTGAAAAAGAAAGATTACGTGGTGAAGAATTTAATAACCATAGAATATTTATTAAACATACTGGAAAATATCATATAATTAAAGCTGAATCAAGAGAAGTAGGAAGCATTAACTTAAACTATAGGTCAGCAGAAGCCAGGTTACGTTTACCTATTGGTAAAAAGTTTAGCATATCAGCTGGAGCAATCTACCGTACACATGAGCGTGCTTATGGGTACAATCCAATTGAGATATGGCTTAATGAAACCGAACAGTTCTTTGACCCAGATGGTAATCCTTTTTTAGATGAGAATGGTAATCCTATTGAGTTTCCAGCTAACCCATGGTATTCTTTAGGTTATGAATATGGATACACAGATGTTTATTTTACTGAAACTAGTATTGATCCTAATACAGGGGAAGAAATAGAAAGATCTGATTGGTATTGGGTAGATTCTGATGGAAATAGAGTTGCTGATTCAGATTTAGAATTTAGAAATACTGTTTTTAGAGATTTAATTAATACATATAATAATGAACAATGGGATCTTTTAAGTGGATTTGGTGAGATAGCACCTGTAGTAGGATTTGATTTCTATCATTATAAAAGTAAGTTTTGGTTGCATGCTTATGCAAACTATATATTACCACATCATAAATACATCTCTGGAGATGAGGACTTTAGTTATCTAAATAGAAACAATTGGGGTAAAGGTGGACTAAGAATAGATTCTGAACATGAGCAATGGGATGACTACAATGTAGGAGTTAACTTAGGATGGAAATTGAGTAGACATTTTGGTGTCTTTGTAGAAGGAGAGTATGGCAAATTTTGGGATAGTGAATTATACCAAACTAGCATTGGATTAAATTTTTCATTTAAATAATAAATAATGGCACAACAAGCACCTCAGATAGGGGAACAAACTAAAGTAACTTTAGATTTAAAAACAATTGGCATGATAGTAGGGTTTGTAGTTTCTCTGTCAACCATGTGGTTTACACTTAAGGCTGATATAGCTCTAGCTATGGAAAGACCCGAACCTCCAATTGAAAGAGTAGAATATGATCTTAAAGATGAACTTGTTAGAGAAACTATAATGACTACCCAAGAAGACGTTGAGGAAATTAAACAAACCTTAGCTAAAATGGAAGAACGCTTATATGAACTAAGTCAGAGATAGACATGAAAAAGTTAATGTTAATTTTATTACTCGTTGTTTGCAATACTATGCACGCACAGGAGTGGATAACAGATGATGACTTTGATGTTAAAATTAGTGGTAAAAATGCTTATGGTGAGTCATATGCAGTTGTAGTTGTAGAATTTTATGCAAGCTTTAATAAAGATAATGAGTTTAAGGATTGGGATTTACTTGAAGGAGTTAAATATTATAAGTGTGATATCAAAAAAGCCCCACAAGCAAAAAAAAATTACAAAGTTAGAATGGCACCTACCATAATAATATACTTAGAAGGTATACTACATGAAGATTATAGAGCAGGTCTTGATTTAGTATGTCCTGTAAATCTTGTTGAGCTACAAGAAGAAATAGACAAAATTAATAAGTATTAACGTAGCTCCAACATGTAGCTGTGGTAAAGTTATGACTTTTTATGAAGGTACAATAATAGATGGTCCTTTTTGGTTTTGCAGCAATTGTGATTATATTGAATTTATAAAATGAATTGTCCAAGCAACTAAACCATTAAGTTGTAAAACTACTAGATTCCATTGTCTTCTTGATATTACCTGTAAAAGAACACAACAAAAACCAAGTATAAAAAGTATAGGTTCAACAGTCCACTGACCAGCAATAAGAAAACCCACACCCATATAACCAGCTCTTGTAGCTAGCCTTTCTATAGGTGTTAGTCTTCTATCACGCACCATCATTCTAAGAATGTCACGCCACCAGTTGTATTCACACTTACGACATGTTTTCTTTTTCTCTGTTTTAAAAAGCCAATCAGGCCTTTTGTTTTTACAAACGTTGCATGTTTTCATCTGATAAAAATAAAAATTTAGCCTTCACAACTTGAACATTCTAATATATTTCTAGCAAAGTCTTGAGCGCTACTCTTACTAAATTGATAGTATAAAGTTTTTACACCTTCTTCCCAAGCATACAAATACAATTGATTAATTTGTTTAGCAGATACTGATGGGTCAATCATTAAGTTTAGTGACTGAGACTGATCAATATACTTTTGTCTTTGTGCTGCCTGTAAAACAAGTTCTTTAGGTGATATTTCAACAAAAGACTTAAACACTTCTTTAGTTGGAAAATCAAGATGTTGTACACTTCCGTCTTTACTAAGTATAGACTTCCAAGTTTTATCTGTATTTAAGCCATACTTTTCTAATTCACATTCTAAGAATGGGTTTTTATAAACCGTTTTAGACTTAGCAAGATCTTTAATAAAGTAATTAGATTTGATAGGTTCTATACCCATAGACACAGCACCATGAATAAAACTGCTGGACTTAGTAGGAGCAATAGCCATTAGTGTAGTATTGGCATAACCTTCTCTAATAGATGTATAGCCATATTCCGAATGTAACTTTCTAGATGCTATTTCACTTCTATCTTTAATTGTTCTAAATATTTCAGAGTTTAAACCTTTAGCCTTTAAAGAATCAAAGTTTATTAATTTTGATTGAAATAAAGAATGATAACCTAATACACCTAAACCAATTGCTCTATGCTTTTTAGCAAAGTTATGAGCTCTTTTCATACCGGGCATAGTTTCTGACTTAATTATAAACTCATCCATTACGGCATTTAAAAAGTATACATATGTTTGTACTGCATCTGTTTCTTTTATTTCTTCCCAGTGTAATAAATTAATAGATCCAAGACAACATACAAAAGAGTTGTAGCTATCTGTAGGCAATTGAATTTCAGAACATAAATTTGAAGCTGTAATTTCTAAACCTAACTCTTTATATGGTGAATTATTATTTGAGTTATCTTTAAACATAATATAAGGAAAACCAAATTCAGATCTACGTTGTATGATCTTAGCCCATATCTTACGTTTCTTTCTGTCTCCGGCTTTCATTTCTTCCATCCAGGTATCACTAACTGTGATGCCATACTGTAAGTTTTGTATTGGGTTTCCCTCAGTACCAATATCTAAGAACTCTTCAATATCTTTATGTTCTACAGGTAGATATACTGCGCATGCTCCACGTCTTGCTTCAGATTGTTTACACACATCCACAACAGTGTCATATATTCTAGCATAGTGTATGGGTCCATCTGCAAAGCCACCTGTAGATATAACACTACCTCTTGGTCTTATATTACCTAAGTAAGCACTAGTACCCCCTCCATATTTAGACATCATTCCTATCTCTCGTCCTGCATTAAGTATGCTATCTAGATTATCATCAATGTTAGATCCATAACAACTAATTGGTAAGCCTTTTTGTTTTCCAAAGTTAATCCATACAGGAGTTGACAAAGAGTAATAACCTTTTGCCATATAATCCTCAAATTTTTCTGCAAAACCTTTTATATTCAAATACTTTTCTGCCTTGATAGCAATGTCTTTGATTCTTTGTTCAGGGCTTTCTGATATATATCCTCTTGATAAAAATGTGCGGCTGTCTTCATTTAGCCAGTAATATTTATTATATTCCATAATTGTTGGTTTAATTAGAATAAGTCATCAACCGTGATGCTTTTACTTTTTTTATTGTAATCAACACTTTTTTTGTAGAAAAAATCTCCTTCTTTTGTTCCAGTAATCTCTATATCAAACCATTCTACTGATTTTAATATATCATAATTAACTTCAAAGATTGGTTTCATACCTATCTTTTCTAAAGAATTATTAAATCTATTTTTTATAAAGTGTTCTATAGTAGTTTGTGGTAAAAAATTGAGCTCACCTTTTTCAAAGATCCAATCTAGTATGCCACATTCTGCTCTATATGCTTTTCTACATGCAGAATAAATAAGCTCTTGAAATTCTACATCAAACCACTCAGGGTTTTCTTTTTTGATGATATTAATAATCTCAGCACCAAAGTTACCATGTATCTCTTCTTCTTTACTGGTGGCCTCAACAACATTAGATATACCCTTAAGCACATTCTTTTCTTTATTAAAACTCATCATGATTAAGAACTGACTAAATAAACTTACGTGCTCTATAAATAAAGAAAACAAAAGTACAGATTTAGTGTACATTTTATCATCTCTAGAACGTGTTCCATCAAGATACTTTTTTAAATACTTAAGTCTTCCTTTAATAGCAGGTACTTCAACTACTGATTGAAATTCTTTTTCTAAACCTAATATTCTAAGTAGTCTAGCATATGCATCTTTATGACGTACCTCTGACTCAGCAAAAGTAAAACCAACGTCACCTACTTCTGTAATAGGCATGCGTTTATATAGGTCACCCCAAAAAGTCTTTACATTAACTTCTATTTGTGCAATAGCTAACATAGTTTTTTTTATAATATCTTTTTCATTATTTGAAATTGTTATTTTAAAATCTTGTATATCTTCTGTAAAATTAAATTCTGTGTCTATCCAGTAGGAATGTCTTATTGCATCTTTGTATGCTAGTAGTTGTGGGTATTCATAAGGTAATATGTTTGTTCTGCTTTTAAAAATGTTTTTATTCATATTGGGTTTATTTATGTAATTAATATATATTCCTTATAGGATATAAAAGCCGCACCTTAGAAAAAAGTGCAGCAGTTAAGTAATTATAAAGTATGAAATATTTATGAGACTTAAAAGACTAATCACTGATATTTACATAACTTAATGTCAAAAAAATTAAACCTACTTCTATACCTGTTACGGGACGGTATTTTTCATCTGTACATAGGACTTCACAGTTGACTGCTTTAATTCCTAAAAGAGTTTCCGTAGGGAAAAACTCTATACTAAATTTATTTTTAAATTGTATTGGATCTATTTTATTCATAAATTAAAATTTATTGGATTACTAAAATGATTATAATTTGAGCATCCATTGGCTAACAAAGATAATATATCTTTATGTGTTTCAGTTGTTATATTGATACAAAATTTGTATATTATTTATATAGTACCCTAAAATACTCAGTGATGATAAAAAAATTTTTAAAAAAACTAATACATATTATTTGGACATTTAGTTTACAAGATTATTGGAAAGCTATTTGGTCAAAGACGTCTGTTGATGAAAAAGCAATAGCTACTGTTAAAGAGGTTAAAAAAAGATTTAAGTTAACAGCTGATGAGCTAGCTGATGTTGGTAGAGCAATAAAGGAAGTTGGTAATCAACTTGGAGATATTGATGATGCTGTTAAAGGCAAAGCAAGAAAGGGCAGAAAGAAAAAATAATGGCTAGAATTATAACAGGTGTATATAAAAAAGTGTCTGGTAAAAAAAGACCAGGTATACATAGTAAAAATGCATCTAAAGGTCAAAATGGTTATAAACAAAAATACAGAGGTCAAGGAAGATGAGACAAGTATGTTTATTTATACAATGGATTACGAGAGGTAAAATTTGTTTAGGGCATTGCCGTCAAGGTTTATGTCATAAGACAAAAAGCTCAGTGTAATGAATTGGGAATTAGAAATTGCATTTCATTGGCCACATGATAGATTGGCTCTTGGATGGGATATAATTAGACCTGATAAAGAGTTTAATTATAACACAATAAAATTATATATGTTTTTTGTTACATTAACATTAGACTTTTAAATAATAATAATATGAAAAAAAATAGACCTTGTTTACCTATGCAAAAAGAACCAAAGAGTGCTGGAAAATTATTATCCAGTAATGGTGGTGAGTTAAATGAAATGATGATGGGTTCAGTAATTGCTAAAATGCGAGAAGGTGGAAACGCAAAAAGAGTTGCTAGTAAAGCAGACGGCACAGAACAATTACAATCATATAAAATAGGTGGTTGGACACATTCATAAATAAAACAAAAGATGAATATCTTAACTGATGTATTAAGTTTAATTAAAAGATCTGTTTTTGCAAAGAAAGCAAGTTTAGATGATGTTCTTATCTTAGGAGTTAATGAACAACCTGAAATGACAGGGGTTGCATCACCAATACCCTATAAAAGCATAAAGGTTATAAAAGTGAGAGATTTAAAGGTTGCTGCTGAACATTGTGGGCAGGCTAATTCTCCAGCTACTCCAGCTGCTGGCACAGGACAAGTATATCAGAAGACAGTATCTGATGAAGTTGAAGAGACTTGTACTGTATATTTCAGATCTCTGAAGTCTCTGAGTAGCAACCTAACTCTTGCTAATTCATCAGATGATGATTATGTAGAGATAACAACAAGTGGTGAGCCAAATACAGCTGCAAGCGTAGGTACTGGATTTGCTATTTGGAAAGACAAAGTTGGTGAAACATTAAACTTTAGATCTTTAGTAGGAGGTACAAATGTAACATTGGCACAAACTGCAAATGAAATAACAATAAATGCCACAGATAGTAAGCCATATACAAGCTATGTAGCATTAATAGCACAAGCGGGTACAGCGGCTCCGGTGGCTACAGTATTAGAAAATACAACAGGTAAAACATTTACTTTTGTCCGTACAAGTGTAGGAAATTATGATGTAACATATGATTCAGCTGTTGCTGACGCAGACAAAGTAGTTATAGATTTAAGTATGACATTTAGAGGGGCAGGGACAGCCTATGCAAATGCAAATGTTCATAGTACAAATACTAATGGATTTAAAATTGTTGCAGTAACCCAAGACTCTTCTGGATTAGAGATAGCAAGTGATGATGTATTTCTTAGAACACCACTAACAATAAAAATATATTCGTAATGAGCACAAAACCTAAAAAGAAATTTAGTGAAACTAAAGTAGGAAAATTCTTAACAGATAAAGTACCTTCTATAGTGGGTTTAGTTGGTAATGCACTACCAGATGCTGGTGTATTAGGTTTGGTTAAAGGTTTAATACAAAAAGAACCAGACATTGTATTACCTCCAGAGGATAAAGAAAAAGCATTAAAACTATTAGAACAAGACATGGTTGAAATGCAAGAGGTAAGTAAGAGATGGCAAGCAGACATGAAGTCAGATTCATATTTATCAAAAAATACAAGACCATTAACTCTGATATTTTTGACTGTTTCATTAGTTATCTTTATCTTGTTAGATGGTTTTGACATAGACTTTAGTATTGATGGAGGCTGGGTAGATTTACTTAAGTCACTTTTAATAACTGTCTATGTAGCTTATTTTGGTTCTAGAGGAGCTGAAAAATTTAAAACAATTAGTAATAACAACAAATAAAAATTAGAAAACATGGGAACAAAAAAAGGAATGAAACGCAAAACAGCTAGGAGAGCTTATATGCCAAAAGCTGAGATGGGTGGCGGTGGATTCACTTATGGTGCAGGAGACGGTGATATATCTCCAAGAGAAGCAAACATGAACCAGATGGCTGCAGGTGGTGGTCTTAAAGGCTTTAAAAGCGGTGGTAGTGTTATGGATGGAATGGAAAAACCTAGTTATAAAAAAGGTGGCACTAAGAAAGGTATGAAAAGAAAAACTGCACGTAGAGCTTACATGAAAAAATAAAAGTTATGCCAGCAAAAAAAATTAAACCTGCTAAAAAAATAGGAACTATGCCTAAAAGTGTAGTATCTTATAAAAAAGGAGGGTCTAAAAAATCTGGTAAAAACTGGATCAAAGGTGCAATTAAAAAGCCGGGTGCTTTAAAAGCTACTGCAAAAAGAGCAGGTGCTATGAAAGCTGATGGAACTATTAAAAAATCTTGGCTCAGAGAAAAAGCAAAAGGTAGTGGTAAGACTGCACAGCGTGCTAGACTTGCTTTAACATTAGGTAAAATGAAAAAATAATGAATAATAAAGGAGTACAATGTATATGTGGATGCACACAAAATCCTGATGGGTTATGTGATGGTTCACATTTATTAAATAAATAAAACTATGGGAGCATCAAAGAAAAAAATATCTTTTCCTATGAAGGATCAAAGATATGTTAGAGAAACAACTAATAGTTATTATAATCCAACTTCTGTAACTCAAGCTATTCAACAAAAAAAGAATAGAAAGGCAGTAGAAGCAAAGATTAAAATGGCTAAAAAAACAAATTTAAATCCACCACAAAAGTCTACTAGAGCTAAAGAACCTGTTCAGTCAGCTGCTTTTAAGAATGGATATAGAAATAGTTAAAAATTATGGCACAATTAACAGCCCAACAGATATCACAATCTGGTTTAGAACCAACGTATGTCACACCCGCAGTGGGTGGTGATCAATTGGCTAATACAGGAAAAGAATTTTTTCATGTACAAAATAATGGTGCAGTTGCAATGACTGCAACTTTAGTACCTTATGTTACTACCTATGAAGATCCTTCATTAGGTAAATTAGTTAAAGAAAATGCGGTTTTAAATTTAGCAGCAGGTGAAGAAGGTTTTTTGGGGCCGTTTGAAATTGCTGCCTTCAGTAGTACTGACGGTAATATAACAATAACATGCTCAGCTCAAACAAGTATATTGGTTGCAGCTTTGTATTTATAAATAATTGAATCATGAGTGTATATACACAAGAAGTCTTAGGGCTATTAAAAAGAAATAAAAAGAAGACCACACTTGATAAAATCAAGGATCATTTTGAGTTTGGTAAGCTATACCGAAATAGCTCCTTAAATACAGGGGCCGTTTATAATCCAACTATGGAACCATTTGTTATTAAATGGGGAGACTTCAAATGTGCTACAGAAGAAGGTATGGTAAGACAAGATCCTACCGGCACTGAAGAACGTTACATTACTATGTGGACAGACCCTGTCTTTCAAGGTGAATGTAGCACTGCAACTATTACTAAAACAATTATATCACAAAATGCAGCAGCAAATGAAATTAATATTGCTGGTGATTTAGATGTAGATAATAACCTAAATGTTGATGGTAATGCAGTAGTTGATCTACAGCTAACAGCTGGTTCAGCAAATATATTAGACCTTACAGATAACCGTATAGTTATAGTAGGGCCCAATGGTGAACTTGAAGATGATGCAAATTTTACTTTTGATGGTACAGAATTTAATATTGGTCAAGGCAACTTTACTGTTCAGGTAGGTACAGGTAATACTCAAATTATTGGTACTTTAGATGTTGATAGTCAAGCAACACTTGCTAGCGCTAACGTTGAAGATCTTACTGATAATAGAATTGTAATAGTAGGTGTTAATGGTGAGTTAGAAGATGATGCTAACTTTACAATGGATGGTACAACTTTTACAGCAAATGTAGATGTAGTACATGGTACTGATGTAGCAGGAGTTCCAGCTACGACAACAGCTATAAACTCTAATCTTAAGTTAGAAGGTCCAGTATATGATTCACAAGGAAACATTGCACAATTATCTCAGGTATTAGTAGGGCTTGCTGATGGTAGAGTAATATGGTCAAATGATGATGTTGTTGAAGCATTGACATATGGATCATTATGGCAAGGTAATTCAAATAATTTAAAACAAGAATTAGCAATTGGTACAGTTAATCAGATTCTTATATCTGACGGAACTACATTTTCATGGCAAGATGACCCATATGTAGATGGTAGTGGTACACTATATAGATTACCTTTATGGACTCCTGACGGAGATTCATTAGGAGACTCTCTTTTAATACAAGATGGAGATGTAAGTACTCCAGCTACCCAAGTGCAAAATGATGGTATACTAAAGAATGTTGGTATAGTTAAATTAGACAGTGTTGCACAAGATGATACACTTACTCAAGTACTTGTTAGAGATCCAGGCAGTGCAAATGAAGTAAAATTTAGAGACGCAGCATCAATCAAACCACAAGTTGGCTTTGATACATTAGACATGTTACCTGATGGGTGGGCATCTACTGATGGTAACTATAATGCATATGTAAAGCTTGATGACACAACAACTGCAGTCAAAAATATTAAAGATATGGATTGGCTTGTTGATGGAGATAGAGTTGTAGTAATTGCAGAGAATACTAAAACCGGTACATTATTAGCTGATAACGTTATTCAGTTCCCATCATGGCAGTATCCAGGTCCAGGTAGAGCAGTCTCTAATTTTAGTTCATGGAATCAAGCAAGTATAGGTGTTGGGTGGACGGGTGCTGTTAATAATGGATATCAGACCTCATCTATTTTATTTGGTGAAAAAATTAAATTTAAAGCAGAGATGTATGCTGTACCAGGTTCTCTAAATAATCAACTAAACTGGGATGCATGTTGCAAGATATATTCTAATAATACATGTCCTACAGGTTCAAATGGTTCAACCACTATTAATGAAGATACATCATTTAGCGGATCATTTAATGGTATTGATGATGGTTATGGTGGATATGGATTAACATATTCAATTGTAGCCGCTCCTTCAAATGGTACGGCAACCCTTACTGACCCTAGCACAGGAGCTTTTACATATACACCCAATGCTAATTACTTTGGTACAGATGTTATTAAATGGGAAGTTACAGATGGGTATTGTACTAGTAATCAATATACTTTTACAATTACAATTAATGCTGTAGACGATGCTCCAGTATGGACATCTACTGATCCTGTAACTGCAAATACATATCCAACCCTAACAGGTGGTGATACATGGACTTATAATTGGACAGTAGCTGATGCAGACACTCCATGTGCAAGTTTAACTTTCCCATCTCAAACTATACCAAGCTGGTTAACGTTTACTAATAATGGAGACTGTACCGGAACACTCTCTGGAACTTTTCCTAATACTGGTGGTACATTTTCAGTTCAACTAAATGTTAGTGATGGAACAAGTACTGCTTCACAGTCTTTTGAAATTGGAGGGTTAGCAGTAGATAATGATACATACTTTGTGAATTGGTTTGATGGTTCTGGATCAATGGATGATACAGGTAGAATTCTTTCACAACTTTCTAGTACAGCTACTGTGATAGCTAAATCTAATGGAAGTGGTACTGGAACACCTAACTTAACACTTGAAGCTGGTGTTGCAAATGATGTAGGCATGTATGTAGATGATCCATCAGGAGATGCATTTAATGGTTATGAACTTCTTGTAGTTGGTATGACTGTTTCTGGTACTGGTATACCTGCAGGAACAACAATAACAAACGTATCAGCAGGTTCACCTCCGGTAACCTTAAGTAATAATCATACAACTGGTGCTAATGCTGTAATTACTTTTGCTAGAACAGCCGCACAAAAAACTACTGACTATAATGATGTAAGTACATTTAGAAACTTACTTCAAGATTTTTATGCTACAGGAGGAACTGAAAGCAGTGGCAATACAGATTCAGCTACAAATGGTGCTGACAGATATGATACTCACGTAAAATTTGGATGGGATCAATATCCTACTGAAGGTAATGGAGAAAGACAAATACAATATCTGGCCAACTTAGGTAACCCAATTAACACAGCTGCAGGACAGCTTTTTGAAAGTGCTTCTACAGTTGTAATAATGGCATGGGGTGATGAATCAGATAACTGGTATTACTCAAATACTGGAACTGGAACTTTATTTACTGATCCTACTTCAAGTTTTGGTTTAAGAGTTGCTAATGATGTAGCAGAAGTACAACAATTTATAACAACGTCAGAAACTAATGCTGGTAGTAATCAAATTTATAGAGGTATTTGGTTTAGTGTTGCTAATAATACCCCTTATAGACAGATTGGTGAAGGATTACAAAATGGTATAAGTCCTAACTCACAATTTACAGGCACTTGGACTGATGCTGATTTATTAACAGCTCAATCATCCGGTTCTCCTACAAGAATACAATATGCAGGACAGACAGGAGACACAAACTATCCAACCGGTATTACTGCAAATAATACTACAGCAGGGTATTATAGAGGCGTAGTACTTGCCAAATTACAAGATAGTGGATTTACAACTTTAACCTAAAAATAAAGGGCACTGTAATGGTGCCCTATAACTTAGCAAATAAAGAAATAAATTCATAGACTTGATAGCTCATTAAACGTTCATTTGTTTTATCATCATACCAAGTATTATTTTTTTTTGTAACGGAATTACCTGTTACGTGACTTCTATATATTTTATTTCTCATTTTCTAGTTCTTTTTCTAAGCATGCGAGTGCACGCCATGCTACTTTAGCCGTATGACGAATTCCGTCATCATCTATAGTGCCAGCATCAATTAAATGTCTAGCGAGTGCATCATAATCATCTTTTGATTTATTACGATCCCAATGTAATGGTTTATCAGGATGATGCTGTTTGTTTCCTTGTAAAGAAACTCTTGCTATTTCCATAATTGCTTTAGGAAAATACTTTATAACACCAGTAAAGACCGGTCTTTCTTTTCTATCTTTTGCGTTCATTATTAATTCTTTTTTAAAGGGAGAAATTAAAGGAGAAGGGGAATAAGAATGCAAAAACTTATCCCCCTGTTGGTTTACATCTCCCGGACTAAAACTTGTCCATGTTGTTATTATGAGTTATGTAAAAACAAAATATAATTCCAAAAATGATAAGGAACCAAATCATAGTTACCTTCCCATAAATATATCTTGAACTAGTCTTTTTTCTGTTACATCCTCATCTATTTCTATAGCCCAGTCTGTATCAGTATTATCAATATCTAATTCACTATTATCATTATTTAGTTCATATGCTTTTAAATTATTAGGATTCAATACCCTATTATTTAAACATTCAGCTGTCATAAAATCATGAAAGTTCTGTTGGTCATTTAACCAATCCCGTGGGTGAGCTTTCTTTAATGAGTGTGTAACATGATTATAAAAGGCCCAAGCGCTTGCATTAATTTCTGTTTCACCATAATCAAATGATGGTTTATCCATCTCTTTTTTAAGACATGTCATTTGCTGTGTATCAAGCATATCCTCCTCAATAAAAAGTCTTCCTGCAAGTTCTGACTGTTGCTGACAATTTAATTTTATTGACTTAAACATATCTTTGTCTGTTATTAACCTCTTGTAATACTTCTCACCATTTTTAATTTGGCTAGCAATTTGGTTTCTAACGTCCATATCTGCTGATCCGGTATGTTTTCTTTTAAAATTATACATATCTCCAGCTACCATCCCATTAGAACAAACTTTTACATAAGCTCCAATAGAACATTGAAATCTTGTACTTTTATCATATGAATTAGTCCAAGTAAACATCATACCTAATTCTGATTCACTATTTACAGCGTCATCAGTTGAGTTAGGTATTATATAATATATGCCACGGGCAACGTTAGCATTCATATTACATGTATATAATTGTTCTGTAACAGTAAATCCACTATTCTCAAGTAGATTTAAAGTGTTGTCTATCACTGTTTTATGTGATATTACTGTATAGCTCTTACCATGATTAGGTAAGGGCGCATTTTCTAGATAAGATCTAGTTGTATCAATTGGTTTTTTATATCCCATAGTTTTAAACTTTTAAAGTGTAAATATAGTTAATTAATCTGACTCAACAAATTAATATCCTTTTTCTTTTAGAAATTTTTTGACACAGTCTGGACAAGGTTTGACATTTTTCTTTACCCATATTAGATAGTTCAAGGGTATATTCTTAGGTTTTTTACCCTTGTACTTGCCAAAACTTAATGTAGGCCTTCTATCAGGCTTTATCATTCTTGTATTTCCATCTTGATTCCAAGACATTCTAAATGTAAATTGTTTATTATTGTGTGTGACTGTAGTTTTATCTTTTATAGATTTATTAACTTTAGTAATTGGTATTTTAAAGTATTCTGAGGCCAGTTTTTTAGATTCAAACTGTTGTCTACTCTTCCATTCTATTATAGATATCATATAATTGGTATTTAGTAAAGAGTTCATCTCCTTTTTCAATAAATTTTAATGTAGTAAGACGTATAACATTTCCTACAACTATTAACTGTACATTAGGTTTATTATTATGATTTATAAATCCACCTAATGGAGTTCTAATATAATTATTCTCAAAATTTTCATCATAGACATGTGTTATCCCAAGCTCAATACCTTTAACAATATCTTGTTTAGCAAACAACCCCAAGCCATGAATAGGAGAGTCTTTTATAGTTAGACTCTCCGGTAATGGTTTATACATATTAAAATAATTTTAACTGATTATTGTTGACGGTGATAATACTATTTATCTCAGACTCTATAGCTTGCATATAATAAGACTTATTAATTTTATAGTTTTCCCATTTAGGTTCTACCTCCATCTTATTAAATATAGTTTGTAACCACTGGCCTGATTCTAATTGTATTTCTCTACCATCATTTTTATTTACTTTAATTACTTTTTTACCTGCAGTAGATATAAAATATCTATTTATCTTTTGTAATTCATCTTCTACAAAAGAACCATCTTTTAAATATCTTGCTACTTGTTTCCAATCTCCTTTTGATTTTCCACCAATACAGTAATCTAAGATGTTTTTATTTTTATCTAAATAATCTTCTGGTAATACATCATGTACAAAGTAATAGTAAATTGCTTTAGGTATAACTAACTTTGATTTATTCTTGTGTAATTGTAAATTATAAAAATCAAAACGTCCCTTTAGCTTTACAGGAGCAAAACTAAATTTGTCTTTGTCTACCTTATATAAATAATGTGGTTGACTTTGTTTTAGCTCTCTCCATTTAGTAATATCTACCTCTACAAAATTGTTTACACCAATGTAATTATTTACATCAGCAAGTACAAGTTTTTGATATTCATCATGTTCAAGATTGAGATTCGTCTTATCCTCCCATTCTTTACATATTTCCATATATAAATCAATGTGCTCTCTAGGTATTATTGTTTCAACACCATCTGTATTTTGTAATAAAGCAACAGCACCTGGAATTCTTTCCATTATCTGTTCATATAACATCATAAGAGTCAACTGACCATTAATAGTTATACGTAAACAAAGCTCAGGATCATAGAAAAAGCTATTAATATCATTGCTAAGACCAAAAGTAGAGTTAAGTATAATCTTATATACATAATTCATTGGATTGCTCTTAGGGATCTTCTTACGCTCTTCAAAGAACCATTCATACTGATTACAAAATTCTTCTTTGGGAAAGTGGCCAGGTGACCATTTATTTTTAATAGCTAGATTAGGATAAAAACTAGTAACATCAGATGATAGTATCACAAGATCTTCAGAGCTTTCATATATACCTTTCTTTGCTGCACCGTGTGCACCACCTAAACCAAAATGTGTTTTAACACCTTTATAATCTATTTTATATTTAAAACTACCTTTAAGATTGCTAGCATTAACTTCTAATGCATTAAATCTAGCATGTAGAGACTTAAATTCATCTGACGTAAACGATACACAAGGTAAAATTATATCTGATACTTTTATTGTATCTCTATGTGTTCTCATTTTCCTTAAATCTCTTTTAGGAATATTAAGATTTTGAGATAGATAGTAACCAAATATTTCTTTACTAATTCTTGGCTCAGAGGCACTAAACATATTTATATTATATGTCATTGTAAGCTCTTTTCTAAGCCCTATTTGTGATTTAGATCTATTATATATCTCTTTAGTTGATCTAACATCATTGATACAGTACTCAAGAATAGTATTAATCTGTTCTTGTGTAGTTATCTCTGTCTCATGATGAATAGGCATATCAAGAATGTTTTCCCAATCCATACTATACTGTATCCATTTAAGGCTAGAGCGTTTAGCCGGATTGTCCCAATGATGCAATTTAAAAACATCTATTTGACCAATCTTCATTTTCCATTGTGGATAATCACTAAATTCTTTTTTATTAGATTTTTGAATACAAAGTTGAGCATATCTATAAATAACATTAGCAACCTCACAACCACTGAGATCTAACCAATCTTGATGATTATCTATTATATAGTGAGTGACTTGACCATCAAAGGCCAATCCGTTATAGGATATATGCCACTCTTTGTTATTAATATTATCTTCTAAAAAAGATATGAAATCATTTATATCATTACGCAGGTCATGTATAACAAAGACTTTAGTTTCCGTAGTCTTATAATGTTCAAATACCCCTGTAAAACAATTTTTTAATGTTTCATAATCCATTACCCAATGTCTCATACTTTCATAACTTATTTATTTAATAATTTCTACTTCAGCCCATGCTACTAAATGTACTACTTCATTATCACTATTAGTACAATAACTATACATTCCATCTACATGGCTAAAATTTAACACTTCTTGCTCTTCAATATTTTGAGCAGCGGGAGGTGTTTTAATATCTCCTAATACTCTGATTTTACTATTTCTAGGTACATCATATAATTTCATATTACTTATCATTCAAAAGATTTTCATTATTATAATTCTCAATTGCTGTAACTTTTGCATCACTTAAAAGATCCATGATACAATCATAAATACTTTCTACAGCCTTTAATTGATCAGGATCTAAAGATTTATTAATCTCTTTATCATATCTTTCAACAGCATTAATTACTTGTTTAACTCTGTATTTAGCTTTATGTTTATGAAGAAATTGCAAACCATGTGCAGTTTCTGACATGCATTTATTTAATGCAAATAATATATTTACTTCTAATGATTCCTCAGCAGTTAATTCAGTCATATTATTGTTTATTAGTGCCAAAAAAAGCCCAAATCAATGGGCTTTCTTTTTTAAGTCAATAGAGTCAACCAATGAACTATTGACCAGGTAGTATAATATTAGATTTTTTAGTTTCTTTTAAATCAACATTTAAGAATGAACTATAATCAAATTGTTCTGCATTTACTGCAAACATATTAATAAATAATTCAATATCATTTTTATCTTGTAAATAAAATTCTGAAAAAGTATCAACAAGTCTTCTTTCTTCTTTATGGGTTTTACCGGTTTGTTGATTTGGAGCTTTTAATCTTACAGGTTGACCTGTATCATCTAGTTTTGGTACCATGTGGTATGATTGTTTCATAACCTTACTGATAACTGCTAATACGCCTGATGATGGGTCAAACATAGCTTCTACATATGGTGAGTCAATACTCACTGGAATAAGTGTAAATGATTTTGCATTTCTGAATGCTGAATTTACCAGCATCATATTTTGTCCTATTTGTGTCATTGGTTTAATTTTTATTTAGCCAAAGATATGGAACTTTTTTTTAATAATTGAAAGATTATTTGACTATTATCTATTAAAGTTTCTTTTTCTAAGTCTGGTGGATCACATACTTCGTATGTGTTTTCTATTAATTCCACATCTACCCCTAACTCATCAGCATATTCTTCATGTGCTGTGTCTGGAGATAAAAATCCTTTTACGTATGATGAAATCTTTTCTTGTGATCCAAAGAAATCAACTATATTAATTTTACTATTTAATGATAGTTTAGAATATGAACCTTTAATAAAATGCTCAAAGTCATATCTCAATGATTTATAATCAAATATAAATAAATGTCTATTATCATTTAACTCAATATAATCTTCAAACATTGTGTGATTTTGAAGATAATTAAAAGAAAACTTTCTAAATTCAGGGGTCATTTTTGTTTTATATTCACACATGAATTTATTATCATCAAGAGCAAAAACATTATCCCATGCAATATAAGTTTGCACGGGAACATGTGTTACGCCTTTCCTAATCTTTAATAAAGGATATAAAAAGACTTTGCTCTTTTGAAAATAATCTGTATAGACCCCCATACTATAATTTAATCTTATTTACTAAGAAATCATAGGGTAAAGAAAAGTTTCTTTCTTTATAATGATAGTCAGCAGTTTTTAACGTACCACTTAAACCACTGGCCCACTGAGCCATAGTTTCCTGTGAAACACCAAATACATAGACTTGATTGTACTTATCAATTACTATAAAATTAAATATAAATGTATATTCATCTGCATCATCTCCAAGAGAATCATAGACTAATTTACTGTAAATAGCGGCCTGCAACCAATAGTTATAAAAGTCAACACTATCTCTAAAATCTACAATTGTTTTACCAGATGTTTTTAAATCACATATTGTTACTGTTTTTGATTCACTATCAACAGTATAATAATCTATATAACCATGTATTCCAAAAGGGTAACCTTCTAATTCAGAAGATAAATACTTTTCTGCATGTGTAGTTATTGGATCTAAATCAAAATCAGTTTGTTCATTTTTAAATAAACTCATTACTTCATCATTAGATTTTATAACTTCCGCTTTAGCTGTACAATCCTCTAAAGTATCTTGATTCACAACATCAACATTACTATTAGATAAAAACTTCCAATATGGTTCATTATCTTCTGTTCTTATCTTAGCTATTCTTGACTCATCTGCTTTAAGAGATTGATATAAGTTTAAACTTTTTAATGAATCTAATATAATAAAGTCATCACATTCTTGTAGCGTTGGTGCATCTGTTACTAGTGACATATCTTTTAATACCTTTCTAACACTATCTGATGGTGCTTTACCGGGTACTACGTTAAACTTTTTATTTAAGTTCTCAGGTTCAAACACTAAACAATGTACAAGCTTACCTTCTACTAAATGTTTATCAGTTCTGACCTCACGATCTTTTAATATATAGTCCTTATAAAATAAGGATGGTGAAAATAATAATCTATTAAGAGAAGAGTAGCTAAACCTAAATGGTTTAGCATAAAACTCCTCTTCTTTTTGCAAGTCTTTATTCATCTATATGTTTTTGCATTTCTTCTTTTATATTTAAACAATCAATTGGCATTTTAAATACTGCAGCAGTATCTCCAATTATAGAACCTAATATATTTTTGTATAAACGTTCTCTTGTTTTATTTAAAACAAAGGTAGTTAATTTTTCATCTTCTATCAATAATTGTATATACTGATTATATGAATGTATTCCTTCACTTATACCGCCTTCATATTTTTTCATCCTTTTTCTGAATGATTTAACATTAACTGACTGCCAGTTTGAAGAATCTTTAAACCAATCATAATGCCAATAGTATAAGTAACTTACAACATTGAATGACTTATTTATATTACAATTTGCAAGCATTTCTACTGCAAGTGATCTACTATCTCTATCTCCTGATGTAATCATTTGTTTAATAGTTTCAAACTCATCATCACTTATTTCAGCAAGCCCTTCATCAATTATATCAGAAACTTCAGTATCAAATATAATTTTTTCCGGGTTTGTATTCATAATATCATCTAAAACTGGAATCATATCTTTTTTAATATATACAATTCTGTTGCTACGATGATCTGGAAATTCAAATTTAGAAACTGTAAGTTTAGTAGATGAATTATAACTCCATGGTCTTTCTATAATTAACATACAGTCTTTAGGTAAACCTTCTACTATTTGCTTTACTTTAGTATAACCACTCTCTGATAAAAGTTTTTCTTCTACAAGATGTTTAAAGAATTTAAAACCTATTGTAAATGGATAACTTTTATCCCAACTGGTTTCTAATAAACTTTCAAAATACTTTGTTGATACAATTCTATAATCAGCAGTATCAACTTTTCTTGTAACTTTTAGATTATATTTATCCTTTAGTAAGTCAACTTTTTGTGTTGGTAAAGTTAATTTGGGATATCTATATATATTTTTATCTTGAAGATTTATTACATTATTATTTTCTGGTAATAAATGTTCTCTAATAAAAGATCTAGTTATATGCCACCCTGCATTATCCGCTACATAGTTTCCTAATTCTTTTACAGTAAAGGCTGAACTATTAAATTTTTTATCTGGAGTGATACATTCATCATTTGAACTTAATTTTATTTTATATAATTTTTGCATTTTTTTTTATTTTAAATATTTCTGATATTCTTTTTTTACAGCTACCTTGAATGTATAAAGATCTCTATTCTGAATGCTTATTTCTCTTCTGACTATTGGTTCTAAATATCTGAAAGTTGTTTTGCATAATTTATCATTTTCCTCTAACCATAGTATCATGTCTTGTGCACATTTACGACTTAAGGAATTAAATTCAGATGCTTCTATCCAATATTGTAAATCTTTATCTCTATTGTCTGCATATGTTATAAAACTACAGTCTTGTGCAAACTGCCATAACAAATGATAGTTATTCTTATAGTCAATAGTTGGTATAATTTTAAGAGCTAAAGCTTTATCATCACCATGCGAATTTAACTGAGCCTTAAGATCACTAAATAGTTGTTCGTCAAGAGTCATTTTAGTTGCAGAAGCATGAAGTACTGTTTCAGGATCAATAACACTTACATCTGTGGTGTCAATAATATGAGCTATACTTAATGCCATACCTGTAATCATCCAAACATCATATAAACTATCATTAATGTCTAAATCATAATATCTTACTTTATCAGTTAACTTATTAGTTATTATACATTCTTCTCCTGAATTATAAATTTGTAATTCTAAAGATTGAGTTGCTGATGCTCTTCCATTAGTAGTTTCATAATTCCATAACTTATTCATCATTAAAGTAGAAGGAATATTCTCTCCATTTTCTAATCTATAACTTGCTATGTCGTCATGACCTATAATTAAATCTGCTAATTCATAATCATTTGTTACAGATATACCATGCTCTTTGAGAGCAGCTTTTAATCTATCTTGAGATACACTACACTTAGGTAATATAAAAGCTTTCTTTTTTGTTCTAAAAGTTTGTTCATCTTCTGTGGGAACAGTTAATATTCTATATATTTTATCATATGTTTTTTCATCTTGAGTACATAATACTTTACTTACCCCTGAAGTAGAAAGGACACCATAAATAGTGTCCTGTTCTAAATCAAAGTAAGATAAAGCAGTAAGATCAAGATTTTGATATACTGATTTATTTGCCATTTTATTTCATTGTCATTTTGATAATCTCTGGAATCATCATTAGTTTATTAAACTTTTTCTTATTACCATTAAATATGGTGCGTACAACTAAATACTTAAGATCATTAGTAAAGTAATCTAAAGTACATAGAGACTTAAGTCTATCAGTAATTTTTTGTGTTATAGTATTATCTTTAGAATATACTACAGCATAATTACCAAGTCTTGTTGCCAATGTAGCAGCAATATCTGCACGGTAAGTATCATCTTTACCAATACAACCTCTAAGTTCACCAAGTATATAAGATTCATTTTCATGTGATAACAAATCTTTAGGTGTAACTAACTTATCTAACTTATTATTAATAAAGGTTGTAAACATAGAAGCAAAAGAATCACCAACACTACCTTCTCCAATCATTTGGATCAGAGATAAATTATCTTCAAAGTTGTCAAAACTAGATATAGCATTAAAGAACGTTGTAATGGATCTTGCATTTGTTTCTTGTGTTACTAACTCTGGATGGAGCAACAGGAAGTTAATACATCTTGTATCAATTCCTGCACCCTCAGCCCATTGTGCCCATACATTAACATCAAACTTTAAGTTAGCGGTTACATATCTAGTCTTCTGTGCACTATCTACACTGTTAACCATATAGTCTCCATTATCCGGGTTTGCTGTCAAAATTATGTGCCAGTCTTTTGGTAATGTCCATGAAATATAAGATTGTCTATCAATTAATTCCATAACTGCTTGAATAAATCTTGTATCAGCACGGTTCCAGTCATCTAGTAATAAGATACCACCGGCCTTTGCATCAGCAATCCATTCAGGAGCACAATAAGACATTCTATTTTTACCTGTCATTTTATATCCATTTTTAAGATACTCTTGTACGGCAAGTTCATCTACCCACATCCCTACTTTTTTAGTAGTAGTAGTAGACATATTTGCTAGACTTGTACCAGCCGCTCTCTGTGCTGCAGTTACCATAGATAAATCATCTATTTTCTTTGCAGGTACAGTTTTTTCTTTATACATCTGAAATTGACGTACAGGAAAACCAACAAGATCACCTAACTCTTCTATCTGAGCTAAGTTTAATTTTACAAACTTTAGATTATTTTCTTGAGCTAACTCAACAATTGTAGAAGTTTTACCAATACCTGATTCACCTACAACTTCTACTGATACAGAGTTTTTATTCTCATCTTGCAAAAATCTATTGTTTTTTATTATGTGATTTATAAATCCTTTTAATTCTGTTACGTTTAAATTTACTTGTGCCATTTTCTATTAATTTAATTTAATTTTTAATCCTGGTAATTCTTCATTTATTTCAGATACACTACTATGAACCCATAAAGTGTTCTTAGGACAGTCATCTGGAGAATATGCTTCACCATCTGTTAAATATATAAGAGCTGTATATTGCCCTTTTTTTTCATTATAGTGATCAATAACTGGTTGGAAGCTTGTTCCACCACGACCATGTATTTCCCAATCTTTTTTTGGATTGAATTCTTTCACGCTTTTCAAGCGAGTATCACACTGTGCAACAGTAATCTTATGACCCGTCTTATGCATATGCGTAAGTTCACTAAAGAATTCTTTTAGCTCATCATTATTTACAGATCCACTTGTGTCAACTCCAACAAGTATATGATTTTTAAACTTGATTTTAAGACCAGGATTAGCTGAGTAACGTTTGTTATACTTACGTCTCAGCTTTTTAGTATATACTATACTTGAATTCCCAACAAATCTTCTTAAATAACCTCTCCAATCAAATTTAGGTGGCTCAACATGTAAAAGCCTATGTATGATATCAGCAAGTTCACCGGGTATATTACCACATTTTTTTTCTGTTTGCTCTGCTGTATCTTTTAACTGATGCTCAATTTGTTTTTGCATAAGTTTCTTATCTGCTTCAGGTAGCTCATCAAATTCCTCCCATGTACTATGACAATAAGGTGATTCACCATTCATTTGGTTCATCAAATTATCAAGAGATGGACATGTACCATCTTCTTTAGCTTGTAAAAGTAAATTATAATATACTTTTGTACCTGCTTTAGTAGGAAGTTTTAATTCAGGAAAACTACTCAACAATAAACCTCCTTTAGGAAGTTTACTTTCCAGTATGTACTGGTTAATCTCTAGATCTGCAGCTATATTAAATAATTTATGATCAGAGTATAAGTCTCTCATTATTAAATGACCAAATGCAATATGCAATAGCTCATGTTTAATTAATCCAAATCTGTGATCCTCACTTAAATTAATATAGAACTCTGGATTTATAGTCAATTGTATACCAATACCATGTTTACTTACACCTGCTGTAGGTATACGTTCACTATATTGTTTGTTTATACCAATTAAAAAGAGCCCGTAAAAGGGCTCAGTAAATATTAAAGTTTTAGTTGTTTTAGCAACTTGATCTTGTATATTAATCATCTCATTTATTTTTAGTTATTTGTTTAAGTATTTTATGATATATATCATTTGCTTTATCAAAAGCCATATAAGCAACTATATTATTACTATATAAAGTTTCTATATGAATGTCCATTTTAACAGCATCTATAAAATACTTTCTATTATCAAATACTAATGCTTTACACATAAGTAAATCAAGTAGTTCTTTTTCTTTATAGTTGCTATTATTATATATTTGACAAGCCATAGCTTGATCATCAGGTAAACCGTTAAACATTTCAACTAACTTAAAAAACTCTTTCTCTGTTATAATGTTTTTTTCCATACTTAATTAAAATCAACTATTTCTATCCAAACTCCTGGATTTTGTTTATCATATGTATACTTCTCAAATGCTGGTATAATAAATTCTGCATTATCATCTTCTATCCATCCATACTTAACCATATCATCTTGCACTGTTTGTGCAGGATTTATATAATCAAACTTATGACGGCTACCTCTAATAAATTCAAAAGATATTTTTATTGGTAACTCACGTGTTTTTAATGCTTCTTTAAATTCATCAGTATAGCTTAAATAAATAGCCTTAGTGGCCTTTCTATAATTCATTACAGCTTTACTAGCAATAAAGTATTTACCTGTCCAGCGTCTTCCGTTCTTACTTGAAGGAACATTACCTGGTATCCACCAACGCATTACTTTTTTTATTTCTCCCATGTTATTTATTTAATGCTTCTTTTAATAGCGGTTTTAACATTGCATGAACTTTTTGGAAACCGTGTTCCCTCATTGCATCTGCAATATCTTTACTTAAAGTAGGATGAGTGCCATATACTTCATATGTCTTAGCATATCTTTCAATAGCTTCTATACCTGCTTTATCATTATCAAATAAAGTGATTACTTTTTTATACTTTTTTTTCAGATATTGTATTATGTGAGGTTTAATCATAGTATTCTCTGAGTCTGGTGCTATAACCTCTAAGTTATATCCCATACCTTTAAGACACATAGCATCTTTTAATGAAGAACATATTACTAAATAAGGTTGATTATATTTTAATTGATCTAACCCTTGTAAATAGTTTTTTACTTTAAAGAACTTATGTGTTTTACTTTTTGGTTGATAAAATTTAAATGGTTGCCCATCTTTATCAAAATATCCAAAACACATACTATTACCAATGCGTAAACTTTTAAATTCTGATCCTTTAGTTTTAATTAAATTAAAATAATCAACAGGCTTAACATTATATTCTTCTAGTATTGTTTTTCCTATTCTATAACTTAACCAATACTTTTGATCAATTATACTCCAACCTTTAGTTTTAACAAAATCCAGTTTCCACTTAGGTTCTGGTACAATATCTTGAGTTTTATATTCGGGTGACTTTACATATTTATTATAGTCTGCAACTATTCTTTGCATAGCTTCTGCATACTCTATCTCAAATAGTGACTTTACTAAATCTATTTTATTACCACTTTTACCAGTTGAAAAATCTTTAAACTTATATTGCATTATTGTTTTATCAACATATATGCAAAAGCTTGGTGTTCTTTCAGATGGATTAAAGATTGATTTAATCTTTACATCTTGTCCCGTAAGGGGTTCTGATAAATTTAAATAATATTGAAATATCCATGTGCTTGGTGCATCCGATCCTTCTAATACAAAATTTTTAGTACTAAACATAATCCAAATGTATTAAAAAGAAATGGGCTCAGCATTACACTAAGCCCATTCTTTTAATTAATATTATAGGTCAAAATCATCACCTACTACTTTAGCTGGTTCAAAGCTATTTGTTTTAGGTTCATCATTTTTTACTAATTTTCTTAAATGATTAGTATTATTACTATCAAATTGTAAGAGTCTGCTGTTCTCAGCATTTAAAGCTTCAATTGGTACACCGTCTTTACTTCTCTTAGGTAAAAATAGATCATTATTAATATAACCATCTCTGTTTTCCCATTCACGTGCACCTAAACAAACATTAATGTATTCACTATTAGAGAATAATTTATTACACTCTACCATAAATGTTTCAATTGTATTGGCTTCAATTTTATCTAGCTCAGCTCTTTTACCAAGTGCTTCTGATAAAAACACCATAGATTTTAATACTTCTGTATCTCTAGATATTTCTGTTCCACTTTGTAAAGTTGTATCTTTATATGGATACGGGCTAAATCTTACTCTACCAACTTGTCCTTCATATTTTGGTCCATTTGGGTTGTCCATATCTTTTAAGAAACCATTAAACTCTCCTGTTACAGGCTCTGATTCAACATGCAGTACAATATTGTATGCTTCTGTATCATAAGGTGTTTGATCAAATGATATTGAGTTAATTTTAACTACTTGATTACCTGGTTCAATTACAGGTTTTGTTCCGCCTGTGTTTACAGACATGTCTTTAGTACTAAACATAATTTACTTTTTTTATTTATTTATTAATTAATTTACTCTTCATATTTTTCAATGCAATCTTTTACATACTGTAGGTCATTAGGAATGAAGAAATCCTCAAACATACCCATAGGTGATTTACATGTGTTCTCTCCTGAGTTTTGAGTTTCAAAACCATATTCAAGCACACCATCATCATTTTTATTTACTCTTCCAAATAATACTATAGAAAAGAGACCTTCCAAAGTTAAAGCATTATCAATCATTTTACCAATTGTTTTTGCTTTGATCTTTCTATTTCCGTTTATATCAGTAGAATCTTCTGAGTGTGTCAAAAAGATTACAGTTAAGTCTTCTCTTAAATCTTTAGGTAACTTAGCAACCATGGCTAAATTAGATGCAATCTGAGTAAACTTATCATATCCTTTTTCATTAGCTCTATCAAAATATTCAAAAGAACTCATATACTGCCAGTCATCAACAACTATTGTTTTTATATCTGGCATTTTATCATTAACATGCTTCATTGCCTTTATAATACCAGGAGCACTTGCTGCTGATGTTAAATTACCTTTGGGGTTATCTTTAGTTATTTGAGTATACTTACTCTTATAACCTTTGAAAGGTAAAGGCTTATTTGCAATGTTTATAATGAAAGTCTCTTTAGGGTTTAATGTTCTGATTGAGGTAGACTTTCCTGTACCTGAATCTGCAATTACTAATACGCTTTGTGCCATTTTATTTAATTAATTTATTGATTACTTTTGTTAAGGTTATTATTGACTGATTGATATCTTCTAATTTATTTACCAATGCGTCTTCTTTATTAACTGGATCTGGTCCGGTTAAATCTTCAAAGGGTATAGGTTTACTTATATTAGTAATACTACCCTTTCTATTTGTTACATCATTAATAACTTTTAACTCTGTAACAGGAATAAGATGTCTTTGAAAACCTGTACTGGAAGTAATTAATTCATATTCAGTTTTCCAATGAGGATTATACTTATGTAAGTACAATGTTCTTTTTGGATCTTCTGAATCATAATCTATACTAACAAATTCAGTATATACATTTTCTTCTTTTTCAAGTTCACTTGGAAAAAAGCTAACATGTAATTCATCTTTGCCTTTAGGTCTATAAGCCATCTTAGGAATATATAAAGCATTTATAATACCTTCTTTTTGAAAGTAATCTTCATGCTCTTCTCTTAATGTTGCAACTTTTTTTTTACGTTGCTCTGGTGTTAATCCCATTTTCTGTGTTTTATTTATGTTTTTAGTATTTATCATCTTCTTTCTTGTTGGCCCGGAGTAGGCATTTCTTCTATTTGCATTTGTTCAAACTTTGCTTTAAAGAAACTCATTCTTGCATCTCCATTTCTGGCTTTTAAGAAGTGTAAAACTAAAGTTCTATCATTTTCTATTATATATCTATCAGGTCCATAGAATCTAATTTTTTGTTTAGCAGGTCTGTTAATACCTATTAAAGTATCTGCATGCTGTAACATTGCATCTGATCCAAATATATCTGACTCAAGTATATAATTTCCATATTTACCATCTATTGCTCTGTCAGGATTATCTATATTCCTATTAAGTTGTGACAAAGCAATAAATAAACAAGGATAATCTCTTTTACATTGCGTAAAGAATTCACCTAACTCAAATAACATATCTAATGTGCTATTTTGGTATGGTGCTCTCTTAACTAACATAGTATGATCAAGAGTTATCATTGTATTTTTACCTTTATGTGCAGTCATATATTTATCAATTTGCTCACGCATTTGATTAACTGTCATAGGTGTAGATATAATATCAACAGGATACTTTACTCTTTCTTTAGCATACTGATGACATTTATTTAAAGTGTCTGTAGTTAATACACTACCAGCACTACATAGTTCTTTATAAGTTTTACCCGTTATAGAACTAAACTCTCTTATAGCTGAGGTTCTTCCTACCATTTCAAATTGAAATTCTAAAACTCTGAATTCATCATTTGGATTTAGCATGAATGACTCTCTAATTATTTGATCTTTAATTAACGTTTTACCTGAGCCAGGTCTTCCACCAATTACAGTTAGAGTATTCCATTCTAAACCATCAGTGGTTGCGTCATTAAATTTAGGCCATGGAGTATAGATTGATTTCTCTTCTCCTGTTGACCTTCTAAACATATATTTAAGCGCTTCATTAAAGGCAGTATACTGCCCCACCCATGATTCTTTGGTTTTACTCATACTACATTTTCTTTAAAGTGTTCATCTTCTGTAGATATACCTTCAATAGTCATATCACAGTAGTCTGCTAACGTAGAGTGCTTTACTCTATGCTTATCTTGCTTACATATAAAGTATTGACTTGTTTGCATATACATATACTCTTTGTCTCTATACTCATTAACATACATGCTTGTTGCTTTCATCACATCATCCCATGTATGATCATATGTCTCAAAGAACCATCTAAATGCATCACTAAGTTCTTTAACATTATTTCTTGCTGGCTTACCACTTGGTAATTTTTTAGCAGGAAATATTTCTCTATAGGTATTTATATTATCTATAGAGTTTTTACCCATTAATGCTATATCTGTTTTCTTTTTTGCTTTTATAAAGTAATTGTCCATTCTAACTATAAATAGTTTAGCTTTAGGTGTTAGAACAAACTTACTGTCTTTTTTTTTTAAGTACTTTTCATCAATTAAATCAAGTACATCTTGTTTAGTTATGTATGGCAAGGAGACGCCTTGCTTGATCCCAAATAGTATCTGTAACTGGTTTGGGGTCATCTTTGCTTTTAAGATTTTCTGGAATAGTTCCCACATAATTTTTTAGTTCATTAATTATATTATTATATACATCTATTGTAAACTTATCATTGATATCCATACCATTACTAACTCTTTTACATGAATTTATAACTGTAGCATGAGTTCTTTCTAAGTATATTCCTATTTTATTTTTAGTGTATCCTAAACTATATGCTATATAACAAAAATTATGTAGGTATATCATATACTCCTTAACTCTTGTTCTATTTAATAGGGAAGTTATGTGTGTAAATTTTGGAATATCACGGTAAAGTGTTGCTAAAGTAACTATTTCTAAAGTTGTTAGTGTAATTTTATTATCTTCTTTAGGTGGTACAAATACATGTAGGTTCACACCATAATCAGCATAAAATTTACTCTTGAAGTCACGTATTACTTCTTTTTGTTCAACTAATTGGCTTTCAGGCATTTATATTGGTTTTTGGTTATACAAATGTAATGATTATTACCATTGTATACAAGCTTTATATTGTTTAATTAGTTCATCATTAACTTTATTAAATACGTCTTTACAATCCCATTCTCCACCCCTATAAGCGGCAGATGCAGGATGTGCTACTTTAAATATTTTCATATTAGATAATAAGGGTGCCCACTCTTCAGCTTTTCTACCCATTAAAATAAATATCAAATCTTTATTATGTCTATTTAGTGTATCAAATAGATATTCTGTAAATGATTTCCAAATTCCATAGTGTGAACCAATTTTATTTACTTCTACAGTTAATGCTGTATTAATTAATAATACGCCTTGATTAGACCAACGCTTTAGATCACATTCTTCTGGTGTATATATAACTCTACCTGTGTCAGTAAAATCACCTATAGTTTGTTTAAGTATATACTGCAGGGATTTTTCAGCTTTTCCTTTATTGCTACAGCTAAATGCTATACCATCAGCTACACCTAATTGTGGATATGGGTCCTGACCAACTATAACTACTTTTGTTTCTTTATAAGGACACTCTACAAAAGCATTAAATGTATCCTTAAATTTAGGTGTAAATCTTCTACCATTATTTACACTATTAACTAATGTATTCATAATATGGTCAAAGCTTAATCCATTTATATATGGTGATAGTACACGTTCCCATCCGCTATCATTTAATTTTTTAATTAGATTATCTCTTAAATTATTTATATTGATTTCCATTTTTATTATATTATTACTATATTTACACATTAAAATTATTACTATGGCAGAAGATAAAGAAAGATTACAAACCTATGTTACTTATGATTTAGCATCTATAATTAAAGATATTGAAGTATCTGCTTCTTACATTCCTGCATTACAATCTATGATTACTAGAAAGATTATGACAAGTGATAAAGTTGATGAAATTGGTACCATCTTTACTAAGTTTGAAAAAATGGTTAAAAACTCACAAGATAAAGTACCTGAAGATGAGGCTAATTTATCTTTTGATCAATGGGAAGCTGATTTATACATTTTATTTTCTTTAGTTCAAATGTTTAAGTATAAAGCTAAAGAACAGAATCTTGAAATTAAACAAGAGACTACTACTACTAAAGCTGAGTTTGAACAATTAGCAAGAGATGCATTTAACGGTGAAGATATTACACAAAAATTAAAGGACTTAGACTCTACACTAAAAATAGTTAAGTAACTATCTTAATTGCATACCACTAAAATCTCCTATCTCAAGACATGCTTGTATAGCTAGATTTAGTTCTTCTTTATCACATTTACCAAAAGACTTACAAAACTCTACTCCATTTTTATTAAAACATAGGCCAGCTTTACGCTTGACTTGTAGTTTTACTTCTTCAAAAGTATGACCTATTTCATTTGCTATTTCTCTTATCATAGCATGTACTCTGGCTAATTGTGGATTACTACCTTTACCATCTTGTACACCTATAAATAATTCTATACGTGCACCTTCAGGCATTTCTTTTAAAAAATTATTATATTTACTTTCATAAGCTTTTATAGGAAAGTGTAATTTACCATCTTTTATTGTTGCTTGAACAAATAGTTGATTTCTCATAAACATTTATTTATTATAGATAAGACAATCAGTAAGCCCAAACATGCTAATATAGTTATACCAGCAACTTTTTCTGTTTGTTCTACTTGATACTTACTTCTTCCCTGTCTGTATTTTTTGTCTTCTTCTGTCATAACATTTCTTTTATTTCTATTAGTAAAGAATATGCAACGTCTAGATTTCTTTGATTCATACCTGGCATTACTTCCACGTCTTCCAAATAATCTATGACATCATTTAATTTATCCTTTATTTCATTTATATTATCATCTATTCTATTTATCATCATCTTTTATTTTCTAGATCCCATAACCAACCATAATCTGGATCATGTGGATCTACTTCATCCTGCGTATGAACTCTTACACGAACCCATACATCATTGACTAATTTATATGTTTTACCGTTTTTATGTTTTACTATTTCTTCACTCATGATATTTTTCAATTATTTCATCTGATAAAAATTCTGGATCTATTAATCCTAATACATCTACTATACTGGAACTACCTTCATCATTTTCTAATTCACACCATATACGAATCATTTCTGCTGATGGAGCTGTTCCTGGTGTTCCTGGATCTCCATTTGAATCATACATTTGATCAGGTTCTCCAGGATAATAATAATATTCTACTTCTACTTCATTACCAAATAAAGTCATTGGTACTACGTTTACTGATGCTCCCATTATTTATATCTTAATACGTTATTATCTATAAATATGAACTCTTGTCCACATTTTTTACATACACCTTCTTCTTCATGAGTTCTTAAAACATAACTCCTTGTACAATTTGGACATGGTGTTTCTTCTGAAGGTATAAACTCTTCAACTGAAGGGCGTGCAAGACCATGTATCATAGCATCATGTGCACCACGATACTCAGAGTTATGTCTTTCTTCCATAAATAATTCTTTCATTTTTCCCATTGTGTTGTTTTTTTAATGTATTCTTGTTTATTTTCTGCTTCATACCACTCATCTAAATGTTTATCAAAATGCCATCTATAATCTAAACCTGAACAAAAGGTTTCAGAACATCTACTACATTTAATGATTGGTTTACACATTACTTTTTTAATGGATTATAATATAAAACTTTAGATTGATCAAAATCTTGAATTGCATTATTTACCCATGTTTCATCTTGTGTATTCTTGTAACACAGTATATGACATGTTGCTGTCTCAGTTGGATTAAGTCTTAATAATCTACCAATTCTTTGTGCAGTCTTACGTTCATTACCATATGCATGCATAATAATACCTGCTTTAAGCTTAGGAATTGTAACACCTTCTGATAATTGTAACACGCATGATAGTTTATCAATCCTGCCATCAGAGAACAACTCAAGGTTTTCCTCTGATTTTGGATTTTTAGAATGATAACTATGTTTACATATTCTGTCTGCTTGTTTTTGAGTATTAGCAAATATAATACACTTTGTATTTATATTTTTTATTATACTCTTAACATAGCTCTCTTTACTTGTATAATCCATTATAGCACGCATTCTCATAATTCTACCAAATTGAATTTGCTTAGATGTTTCTGCGTCTTGTAATCTGGATGTTGCATAGTTATAATCCTTTCTTTCAGATGTATACCAAAAACCGCCTTTTTTATTTTTTTTCTTTAATGTAGGTAATTTTGATAGTTCTAACTCATGAATGATTATTTTGTAATCATTTAATATGTTTGAGTCAGTTGCATCATCTACTTCAAATGTATATTTGATTGGACAATACTTCTGAACAAGTTTTCCTTTTTCAGATTCTTTATCTCTAGGTGGTGTACCAGTTAATCCTAATATTTTACCTTTGAATTGAGATAAAAAAGCTTCATGTGATTCTTTTAAACTATGACACTCATCTAAATAAACTATATCATAATCATTTGGATTTTGTTTATTAAGTGATAAGTAAGTTGTAAAAGTAATATGATCTTCAAGAATATTATTATTCATTTTATCTAATTCATCATACCAAGACTTCATTACAGACTTTTTTGGTACGGCTACTAATACTTTTATAAATGGATTAAAGTTTGCTAATAAGTGTTGTATAGCAATTCTTGTCTTGCCTACACCCATAGATATACCTAAGCCACATCTTCTATGTTGTGATGCTATTGTCAATGCATCCGCTTGTACTATGTCCCTATGACTAATTTCCATACTTGATGCCATAATAATATTGTTATTGATGCTATAACGCACCACGTTATCATTTTAATTAATCTATTTTTTTCCCATTCATCCATAACTAAAAATTTAATAAAAATAATCTACGTTGATATTTTCTTATTAGTAATGTATTATTTTTGATGCTTCTATTATGACCTTTATCTTTAAAGTCTTCCATTGATGCTTCAAATGTTTTATTTAATGTATCATATTTTAAATTATATAGATACTTTCTTACGTATTGAATATGTTTTTTCTTTCTTCTCATAATTTTAGTGTCTTGATTGTGAAAATCCTAACTCATAAGCTTCTTGTGGGTGTGTTTCTATCCATGTGTGACAGTTTCTACAAACTGGTAACCATGTAGATTCATCAAGATGATATTCTCCACGTCCTTTCTTATGATGAACTTCTGTAGCATGCAAAGAACACTTATGGATCTTTGCATGACAGATGTTGTGGTCAGATAAATACTTTCTACGCTGTTTAGAATAGGCAGTATTTATTTTAGCCATTTTACTTGATACTTTTTTGATGCTCATTTGGACTTAATGTAAAATAATTTTTAGGTAATAAACCTATAGATAAAAATTTAAGAACTACATCTTCATAGGTTATACCTAAATCTTTAAATGTAAATGTATTTTTAAAGTCATCTAATATTTCATCAGCAGGTATACTTACTATATACTGTGCTGTAGGAGAACTTTTAAAAGTTTTACTAAGATAAGCATTTACTTTTTTATTACAAAGAGTTTGTTTCCAAGCATT